GCTCTATGACTGGCTGAACATCTTGTGTGGTGTGATACACAAGTTTGTCATCTTCTGTGGCAAATTCGTGTGTATAACCAGTTTTATGATCTATTAATGTTTTTCTAGCCATATTGCTTTTCTAAAAATTCAATAACTTTAATTTTATCATTGACTTTGGCTATTTGACTAATAATTTTAAGAATAAAAAAAAGGCGGGGTAGAAATTAATCTAACCCCACCTCATCCCGTTAATTAGGAAGTTGTAAGATCTGCAACGATACCATGAGCGGCTTCGTTAGAAACTTCAAGACCATACTCAACTAAAAGTAGCTTAGTTTGAGCATCGCCTATTGTTGAAATATCAACAGTTTTGAAATCTCTAAGATATGCAACTTTAGCAAATTCAGGATCTACTAGAAGCAATGATCTTTCTCTTGATCTGTTTGATGGAACGATTTTAAGTTCACCAAAGTCAGATGAATAGATAGATACTGAAGCCTCTACTGTATTTGAATCTACAAATTGTCTTGCTTGTGATCTGCCTGTGAAACCAGAGATAACTTGTTTGTTATGTGGGCCACAAATAGCCAATGATGGTTCGCCACCATTGGTGAAGCATAGTTGTAGAACATCTTTAAGTAGATCTTCAGATAATGCTCTTTGAGTTCCGTCAGTTGGAGCAGCTCCGCCACCTGTAGAAGCACCGCCAGTTCCTCTTGAATCATTTGATGTGATCCAAGATTCAAAACCACCAGTTACCCTTGCAGTTGAAGCATCGCCAGTTGTTTTAGCTCCTTTCTGACATAGAGCTTCTTCCATATCTCTTTTAAGAGCTTTAGACATAATAGCAAGTTGGTGAGCCATTTCTGATCTCTTACCTGCTGGGTCTGAAGACTCTTGAGAGCCTGTTACTGTTGCATCTCTTTTTGAGATCATACATACATTACTTTGCCTTACAGTAGCTGTAGAAGCTGATCTTGAAAGTTCAAAACCTTCAAGTTCGCCACTTGCACTAGGTACAGGTAAAGATTCGGTTTGCCAATCAAACACCACATTTTTAACACTTCTTTTGCCTATTGAGGACATGAAGGGAGTCTGCATTGGAGAGATGTTGTAAATAATATTACTTAAATCTTCTCTATCAGCAGTTGCGGTGTAAGTATCAAAAGCGTTAGTTACTTTTGCCATGAGTTTACTCCTCGTAAATTACTTTAAAATTTGTTCAAAAACTTTGGCTGCATCTGATGTTTTACCAGTTTTAGCCAACCTCTGTTTTGCTTTCTTCACAGGTGCTATAGATTTGACTCTATTTGTAGTTCCAGGTCTTGCAACACGCGCTTTAGCTTTTTCTAGTGGTTTTTTCTTTGTTGCCTTAACAGTTTTATCATTAAGCCAAGCATTTCTTAAACCAAGCAGTGCGCGATAGTCATAAATCTGATTAATCTCTTCTTGTGTATACCCAAGATTTTTAATCGCATAGTCTCGAATTGCAGATTTTTCCTGTGTGGCAACTTCTTCGTTTTGCCATTCAGGTATGATTTCAAGAAGTTTTTGTTGGCTATAAGTAACCAACTGTTGAAGTTGTTGTTGCTGTTGTTCAAAAGCCTCTTGTTGGAGTCTCTGTTGTTCAGCATTAACAGCTTGCAACTGTGCCTTCTTTTCATCCCAAATCTGTTTTTCTCTGACATAAGCGATTGGATCATCTTCATATAACGCGTTCCAATCTGGCTCTCTTGCCAATTCACCCCTTAATTGTGTTTCCAATTTAGGGAGCAACTGCGAATAAATCGCATTTTTCTCTTCAATCTCTCTTGCTTGCTGCTCAATATATTTTCTTTGATTTGCAAGCTCTTGAGTTTTCCGAGTGTAATCTTGCTGACGAGAATATCCGCTTTGTAGTTCCTCCAGCGTCACCTCAACTTCTTCGCCATCTATTCTGACTCTGTAAGTGGGTTGCCCTTGTTCCTCCTCAGCCTCTAATTGTTCTTCGTCATCAATTTCGTCATCTTCATCAAACTCATCATCTTCTTCAGTATCTTCTTCAAATTCAACCTCATCAGATAATTCGTCTTCTTCAATGACCTCTACTTCGTTTATATTGACTTCTTCAACTGTATCCTCAAGGGGAGTTAAAAAACTCTCAAAAGCTGAAGTAGCTTTTTCATTATCAGTTTGTAAAGCAGTCGGTTTTTCCGTTATTGCCATAAAATACTCCTATATTGTATTTTTATAGTATTTTATATGAATTATTTATAAAAAGAAAATATCAGACTATGTTTCTGATTTTGTTTATGTAGGATTGGGTGAGCTTTCCTTTTTCAGCTACGATTCTTAGGTGCTTTTCTATTTCAGATAATAATAAGATTGACTTATGTAGATGCTCTCTACTATTCACATTATCTATATCTTGATCTTTTAACCAAGCATCAATATAAGATTGTTTTAGGTTTTCCAAAACTTCTTTAAAGATTTCTGAATTTAATATTTGTTGAGCTTGTTCAGCCTTTACTAATTCTTCGTGTGTTGGCATTAACCTATTCCAAATAAACCTTGTATAGCTTTTTTCTTTAATCCTTCTTTAAACTGATCAAAGCCTTCTTGTGCTCCACGAACTGCGCTTATGCCTCTGCCAACAGATGGAAATAAACCTTCTTGTTTAGGCATAATTGGTTTTTCAACTACTGGCGGTACAAAATTAATATTCGGGGTTATTGGAGATATTGTTGGCATTTGCAAAACCCCTCCAACACTTGGCATTGCCGATGGAACAGGTGCTGGTGGCGTCATTGTTGGCGGTACAAAATTTGGTTGTGGTAAATTTGGTCTCTCAAGCGGTATTAATCCGTCCTCCCCCATCATTGGCTGATCCATTGGTGAGGAAAGTGAAAATCCTGGTGCTGCAGTTTCTATGCTAAAGTTTGGAATTCCTAAATTATTTTCTACACTGGGTGTGCTTTGCGAAAGTTTTGATGGATCGAAATCAAACAATTTGATGCCACTAAAATTTTGCAATTTACTAGGATCAAACTTTGGAATGTTTGCAAAGAAATTAGGTAATTGAAACCCTGGGCTTAATGGCTCTGCTGATACCGCATCTCGACTCATAGGTAATGGAGGTGTTATTGGGCCTGCTATTGGAAATGGCTGAGGCTGTGGTGGTAGCGATGGTCTGTTTAAAAACTCTTGATCATACCCACCTGGCATATCAGGTGAATAACTAACACCAGACTGAATCATTTGTGATGCTGGAATACCACCCGCTATAGATCTTGCATAATCAAATCCAGATGAATAGGTTGTATCAGGGCCTACATAGGGAGTGTAAGATCCGCCACCTGTGCCACCGCCTATAGGGCCACCGCCATATACACCTCTTTGTGAACCCACTAATGGGATTCTATTAGCAATAGATTGTCTTATTTGTTCAATATCGTAACCTTGCACGGGAAAGCTAAAATCTTCTTGTAGTAATTCGTCTATTGGTATTGCCATATTTTATTCCGTTATTAATTTATCTATTTTAGCATCAAGTTTATCTAGCTTATCAAATATTCTTTCAAACTCAATATTGAAGCTGCTTTTGGTTACATACTCTTTTGCTATTTCTTCTCTGGTTTTATTAATTAAAATGCCGAGTCTTTGTTGTTCAGAATGATGTGCTTTTAAAACAAAAAATATTGGTGCAAAAACCAAGCTGATTATTACATTCCAAAATATGACTGCATCTTCCATATCAATACCAATCAGTAGCTCCAGAGATGAGGCCTTGGGCGACCATCTTCCATTTCTCCGATATCCAAATGTATAAATCTTCCATCGCCTTTTTGATTTACTCCAATTCCTTTAAAACCATGTGCTATACCCTTGTATAACACCTCTAATGCTTTCTCGTGGCTTACAGCAATATCTACTGCAATACCCTCTGCGTGCGTGCCTGGCTTACTTTTCTTTGCTTCTATTGGATGCTCTGGGCATCTGTAGCCAGATGATATAACTAGGGGAAATCCCAAGTCATTTCGCAATAATTGTAGTTTATCAATTAATTTATGATTTATCTCGTTTTTACCACAATGTTTGCAAGCAAATTCTTCTAATTTAAAATTCTTCCAGCTCATTTATCGTTACTCGTATTGGATGCACCAAA